ACAAGGTAAACTACATACCTTTTTCATGTAAGCCTTTACTTGTTCAGGTATCATATTACCACCACCTAAGTGACCAAAAGGAAAGTACCCTTGCCAACCATCAACGGCTACCGCAAACCCTACAATCTCTCCTTTACCTAAAGCCCAACCAGCTCCAAGCTTTTCATTAATACCATCATCACGTGTCTCCAAGTCAATTGCAATCTCAGTTGCACCAGATAAATCTTTATACTCACTTGGTGTATTCCACATAGATTTTTTAAAAGTTAATGTAAGTTGTAGTCCGTTCATTTTTTATCCTCATCAATAGGTACACCGTCTTCATCTAAATTTTTTAATTTATAATCGTAACTACCTTTTTCATGTTCATCAGTTATCCATTTAGCAGAGTTTTCTACCGACCATTTTCTTGTGCCTACAAGTCTGTTGATTGCGTTCTCATGAGGATTAATACCCATAGAAGGATCGTAAATTTTTAATCTATTATTAGGTTGTATAGCATAGTTACCATCATCTAATTCAATGACATGGCCACACTTATGTTGATCTGGTTTTTCTGAATAACCAAAATTTAATTCATTGTAGTCTCCACCACACCAATCAATTGTAAAAAGATATTTACCTTTTCTTTTTACATTCCTTCTTGAATTGTATTGCATAGTACACCCTGCAATTTCATAAAAGGTTGTGACACTTACATTATAGCTAAAGCTATCCCACATAACTAACTCATCCAATGGTAATTCTTTTACTCCAGGTTCCTTACAGAAAGCTGATATAGGTGCTCTCCACCATAGACCACCATCTTCCATTAAGAAGTGAAACAAAGGTACTTGATTTGGTATTGAACTAAATCCAAACACTCCTACTTCAAAATATTTATCGTGTGAATCTTTTTGATCTCTTAAAAAATTACCTCTTACATAGCACTCTATAATAGGTATGTTTGCATTTAAGTAAGCCATTACTTTCTCTCCTCTTTTATTTTCTCTATTTCTAATTCACAGTAATGAATTATTTTTTCTAAGTCTTGTATGGGTGTTCCCTTAAATAAATATCTACAAACATATTTCACAACACATCCTTGAAAGAATGATAATTTATTTTTTGAAATAAATGTATAAGGTTGAATAGGAAGATCTTTGTAATGATTTCCTCCAATTTGTTTATCATGTGGGAAAGCATCTTCTAACATATTTTTATTTGTCATTTTTCTCCTGTACATATATTAAATAGTCTGAACCTATTGGGTACTTAAACTTATAATCAGTTCTTAATAAATGTAAAGTTTTTCTTGCTCTTGTTGCACCAGTGTACCAAACTTTACGTTCATCACTTTTTTCTTGTTTGTTTTTATTTGCATAATCAGAGGGGTAGTTACCTTTACTATAAAGCACAACATGATTTGCTTCCCCACCCTTAACAGAATGAATAGTATCAATTGTAATTAAAGGATCGTTATCTAATTCTTTTTGTCCATACCTTCTTAATAATCTAATAAAGTGTCTGACTTGTCTAGGTTTAAAATTTCTTCTTAATATCCAAAACCAAGGTTTATTTTTTTGATTATCTTCTAGTGTTAAGCCACACCATTCTTTTAATGTTTGAAAACCATAATCTCTAAGGTCTGGTTCTGCTCTCCAAAATTTATCAGATCTAAATGCAGGGTCTTCTAACTCTCTTATATACTTAACCATATTACGAGCTGCTTTTTTATCTATTGTTTTACCCTTAGTAATAGTAGTCCAAGCTTTAATAGCCTCCCATTGTTTTTGATCAAAACATTTTGTGCCTCTATTATCTTTGTAATATAGACCTGCATCCTTAGCTAACATTCTTAGTTCATTTACAGTCTCATTAATACGACCTAAGATATACCAATCTTCTTTTAATGTTTCAAAAGGTATCTCTTTAAAAGATAAATAACTTTTAACTGAGCCCTTAGAATCTCCAGGTTGATATTCTTTTTCTTCACTATCTCTTATACCTCTTCTAATAACTTGAGAAAATCTATGTATTGCTTCTCCAAATCTTTGAGTCTTTCTTAATTTTACCTTTCGACCTGGGAAGAACTGAGTAAAATATTTTGGATCAGCTCCATTCCATTTATATATAGCTTGGTCATCATCTCCTGCTAGATATATTCTCTCTACCTTAGGTGCCATCTTATATAACACTGACCACTGTAAGGGTGTGCAATCTTGAGCTTCATCTAATATTAAAACTTTAAGAGAAGGAAAGTCTACTTCTGTTATTGCTCTTTGAATCATATCATCAAAGTCTATAAATGATCTTTCCCCTCCACCAACTTTGTAATGTTCGTAGGTACTTATTTTTCTTTGAAAAACTGTTAAAGAATCTTTCTTGTAACTCTCCATTTTATAAGCTTCTTCTGGAGAGATTAATAAATTTCTTGCTTTACTATAAACTCCTAAAGACCAATCCTTGTACATAAAGTTATCATCAGCTAATCTTTTATCAGATGACTTAATTACTTTAGTTTGTAAAGCAAAATCAATTGTGCAATCTTTAGGGTCAAAAACTTCTTCTGGAAAATATCTTCTACAATAAGTATGTAGTGTTTTAAATCTTGAGAAATCATCAGTACTATAATTTGGAAAAGACTCCATTGCTCTTTTGACTGCAGTGTTAACAGCTTTGTTAGTAAATGATAAGTAAGCTATATCACTTGGACTTATTCCTTTTCTTAAATAATTTTTTAGAACTCTTTCAATTAAAGTATATGTTTTACCTGTACCTGGGGGACCAAAGATCTTCACCGTCTTATGGTAAAGATCTTTAAGTACTTTAAGTTCTAAACTTTCCTGTGTGGAATGCATCATCCATTTCCGATGGGGTTTGGTTAGTTTCTTTTTTCTCAACTACTTTATAGTCAACAAACTTAGGCATTATAACTGACCATACATTTTTAACACCCTCATGATAATCTAATCTACTACAGCTCAAAAGATTCAAGGCTTCACTAGCACTCTTAAATGTTTTATCACTTCCTAAAAATTTCTCAAAAGTAATTTTTTTAAAATAACAAATATTAGTTTTAGAATCTAATACAACATAGTTATCCTGTAGTTTTTCAAAGTCATCTTCTTCAATATGGCTCTCAAAGAATTTTTTAAGAAAGTTATATTTCTCTTCATCCAGTGTATCTTTAAATTTCATCTTCTCATTCTCTACTGCTTTCCTAACTAAAGTAGCCATAAGCATTTCAAATGGTGAAGGACCAGACTTAGGCTTAGGTAATGTCATCCAATAAATTCCATACCTTAATAATTTAACTCTAAAAGATTTCTCGTCTTTCATATCTTCTGGATTAATTATTATCTTCTCGTCTTGGAACTTAAAAGTATATTCAATTGATTTAGTAGATCTAATAAACTCTACATCTTCAAAGTCATCAATCATGTCTGGAACTTGAGAACCAATACCAAGCTTTCTTAACTTACATAGATCTTTATTACATAATGGTGCAACTGCATTTGTTTTAGGGGGACACTTATAAGCATATTCTTTTTTAGATAATGATTTAGCTAAGGTCTCTACTTCTTTATGGTCTAAGGGAGAAGTAAATATATCTTGGTTTCTTTTATGTAAGATATTAATTAACTCATTAGCGTTTAAGCTGCCGTCAGCTTTCTTCATCTCAAGAACACCAACATTAAAAAGTAATTCGTTTCTGTGATTACCTTCCCATTTTTCTGAGATCATCTTTTGAACACAAGGAGGATAATGTTTCCAATCACTCTCTGGCTCATATTCTTTAAGCTTTATATTATTTAACTGTTCTAAAGTAACAGTCTTGTTAGCTATCATTTCTAAAAAATTATTTAATAGTACTGGAGTGTTGTTATCATTATATGCAAACTCAGTTGTTTGATCCATATTGAAGTAAGGCATGTTCAAACATTTATTCATCGGGAATACTTCCTCAGAATAGAAGAATGTTTTATTCCATTGGTTAAGAACTTTAAGAACATCTTTGATAGGGTACCAATCATTTAAAAATAAAAATAAATGTAGTCCACCAGATTTAGATCTTACTGCAATTAAAGGTAATTTGTTTTCTCTTATAATATCTACAATTTTCTTTTCAGAAAAAGTTGAATAGTTTCGAGGATCAATATCAATACATCCCCACTTACACACGTCACCATTCTCAGGTTTAATCCCGATTCGTGTCTCTCCTTTTAAATGTTTCTTCCATAGTTCAAGGGTAACAGGTTCGTGGATCGTGATTACTTTAACCTGCTTCTTGCCCCGTTCATCAACTTCCCCCGTGAGAGAAGTTGTAATGAACAGTTCAGAATTACCCTCAAATATTTTTAAGAGTTTTTGCTCCATGATTAATTAAAATGGAACTGATTCTTTAACAGCTTGATTGTTACCTTGAGATTGATTCTCTTGAGAGAAATCTACTTTTCCAAAGATATCACTTGTCATTGCACTTTTATAAAATGCTTGTGTGCTCTGCAATGTTTTAAGATTTTTATCAGTTGATAAAATTTCTTGAAATTCTACAACCCAACCACCCCAAGTATAATCTTTACTCGATTCTCTTGTGACAGATAGTTTATAGACTTGAGAAAAACTAGGTGGGTTAAATAATCCTTTTTTACCTTGCATCCTTCTCGATTGTATCATTGAGTTCCACATTTTAGATTTTTTCTTTTGTGTAGACTTCATGGTAATTAATGCCTGTTCCTCTACATTACGATCTTTATCTAAAATCATAACAAAGTGATTGCCTGTGTCTTCGATATAATTACCATTTGGCAATCTATCTTTACCACCTGCATCCCTTTTTGTTTCACTTATAATTGATGGATCTGTATGTATCTTTACAGGTCTTCCAGTAGACTCACCCATGTCTTGCCACTCATTAAAAGTGTTTATATACAAACATGGTGTAACTAAAAAGCCATCTCTAGCTTTCCAAACTTTACCAGATGTTTCACTCCAAATATCATATAGACCAGCTCCTTCAACAAACCTAGGATCTTTATCATCCAGGACTGGAGAGTTCTGATATATAATTTTTAATATTGGTAGTTTAGTATCTCGAGCTGTTACAAACTCGTTACCTTGTCCTGCCATACTTTCTAAATCTAAATTTGATGGTAGGTTTTCTTTTTTAGTCGCTATCGCTTTTTCTTGTTGCTTTTCTATCATGGTTACTCCTTCGTGGTTATTTTAGTTTTATTTGCAACGTAAGTTCCAAACAAATCTGCAGGAACATCTTGACCCAAATCTCTGATCTGTTCTGTTACAAACGATCTAAGACTACTTGGATGTACTGATGTTTTCTGCTGAACTGCTAGACCTTTATTCTTCAACTCTTCTACAAGTGCTTTAGCTTCATTGTCTTGTCTCATTTTAAACTCCAAAGATATCTGGTTTTTAATCAGATCTCCATGACCGTTTGCACGTAGCCAATCAAAAGCTTCTTCACTTCTAGATGCTGGTATTCTTGCAGAGTAGAATGGTTTAACCTCTACGGATATTCCACCTTCGAGTTTAATTAACTCTACACCTGCTTGTTGCATTAAGTTTGGAATTGTTTGCTCAGAAAGATTAGTCTCAACTTCTTTTAACTTTTTTAGTTCGTCTTCAGCCGTTGCTATTTTTTTCTGAGTTTCCAATAACTTTTTGCAAGAATCGGTAATGTCAGTCGACATTGCCATATCTATATTTACAATAGATTCTGCTTCTAAGTCCATAAGAACCTCCTTGATCGAATCAATATATTATTTAATTGATCTTTGCAAATAAATAATTTAAAAATTTTTTAATGTATAAATATAAAACAGAGCCCTTTAAACATCAAAGACAATCATTAATGGAAGGGGCTAAACCTTATAACTTTGCATACTTCATGGAGATGGGAACAGGTAAGACAAAGGTTGCTATAGATAATGCAGCATACTTATTTCAGGATCAAAGAATTAATTTTGTATTTGTTATTGCACCTAACTCTGTTTATCAAAATTGGAAAAAAGAAATAGATTTACATTGTCCAGAAGATACTAACATTTATATTTGGAAAGTATCAAAAGATAAAACATTTAGAATGGACCCAGATAAACTTACATTTGTTCTTATGAATGTTGAAGCGTTATCACATGTATCAGGTAAGAAGTGGTTAGAATCTAAACTACAAAAGCATGGTATGAGAAGTATGATTATATTAGATGAGAGTACATCTATAAAAAATTTAAGAGCATCAAGATCTAAAGCTATAATTAAATTAGG